ATCTGATGTAGTTTAATAAATATTTATTATACTGGTTTTATAATTTGAGTTGTAAAAACAACATTTGGATTCCAGTTTTCTAATTTTCTAGAATAAAACCTATGTAATTCTTCTAGTGTATCTACACTTTTATATTCTATATCAGAGAATGTTTTTGGAAAATATTTCCCAGCTTCTGAATAAGATGTAATAACTCCATCATCATCTCTAGATGCTAGTAATCCTATTAAGGACGCTTCTAATAATCCTTTTACTGGAGTGCTGTAAAATATAAGAAATCCATCTAATTTCTTAGAGGTCATCTCATCATTTGCTAATTCTATATGTGATTTATCAAATAATATCATAACTAAAATGTTAAAAATGTTTCTCCACTTAAATAGTGGATTATTACCTCACCTCTACGTCCAGCAACTCCTCCTCTGTCAGTAGCAGTAGACGCAAAAGATCCACCACCTCCTCCACCAAAGTTTCTGCTATGAGTAGTAGTAGTTGAAGGAGCACTACCTACCCCGCCAGTACTACGTCCTTGCCCACCAACGCCCCCGTAATTATTTAAAGCTGCCCCCGGTGTTGTGCCAGATCCATTATTACCAGCTCCTCCTCCAGACGTACCTTTATTTAAATATCCTCCTGCACCACCACCGCCACCGCCTGATGCTCCAGTTGTTCCATCTGCTCCGTTTCCGCCAGAATAAACAATATCTCCAAGACAACTTGAATCTAACCCACCAGCTCCGCCAACTCCACCAGTAGAGTTTGTAGTTACACCTACACTTCCGGTTCCTCCTATAGCCGCAATTGTGCCTGAAGTATTAAACCAAGAAGTTCCCCCATTTCCGCCTCCAGAACCGCCTGATGTACCGGCTCCACCACCACTACCTACGTTTACATTATAAGTAGTTCCTGGTGTTACAGCAAGGGTTGAATGAGCATAAGCTCCGCCTCCTCCTCCACCTGAAGCAGAAGGAAATCCAGTAACACCGCCAGAACCTCCACCTCCACCCCAACATTGTACAAATACCTCACTAACACCTGGTGGACACTTCCACGTAAATGATCCGCTTCCATGAAATCTAATTACTGCCATATTATGCTTCTTGAGTTAATGATACTACATCCCATTTAGTATCCGTTGTATTATAAATCATTCCCACATACATAGTTTTACTGACTACGGTTACTGTGGGTAAAGGTACACCACAAGCTCTATAAATTGCATTCCAAGTCAATGACCTTGTGGTACCATTATCTTTAATCCTAAACATAAGCTTAGTTCCTTGAACTGGCGTTCCAGTCGGAGCATTAATTGTACAGGTTGCAGCTAATCCAGTTACCACTACCATATCAGTAGTAGATACATCTGGAGTAAACGTACCCGTTTCTGCGGCGACTCTAGGGTCTATTCTTTTGTTTGTAAGTGTTTGCGCATCAGTATTACCAACAACGGTTCCTGCTGGAGCTGTAACAGTTCCATATACACCTGCTGTTGCAGTAACAATCCCTGTACCTGTAGCAGCTTTTACTAATTTACCAGAAGCTGTGTTAAATAATACTATTTCACTATCATTTGCGGAAGCTGGTCCAACAACATCACCTGTTGCTGTCAGTGTTGTCCAAGACAAAACACCAGCTCCATCTGTAGTTAAAACTTGACCTGATGCAGTACCATCATTTTGAGGTAGTGTTAAGCTATAACTAGTTGTTAAGTTACCTGTAGCTGGTGTTTTTATACCAATGTAATGAGTAGCATCAGAGTCGTACAATCGTAATTCTCCACCTACATATAACATTACGTTAGTACCATCTGCCAGTTGAATCCCTGCATCACTTACGTTTATTGTATTCGATGAGTCTCCACTGCGTAATTCGACACTACCTGTTGAATCATCAAAAGTAAATCCATTAGATGCGTCACTATAATTAAGTGTAAATGTTCCTGTAGACGCAAGTGTACCTGTAAGTGCCGCTGGTAATGTACCATTGGTTAATTTTGCTAAAGATACATCGTTAATCTTAGCATTTGTTACTGCTAAGTTATCAATGGTCATAACTGTACCTGTACCAGATACAGTAATATCACCGTAGTCTGCATCTGCTATTCCACCTGCAACTGTTGCCCAAGAAACTACTGTACCATTTGTGGTTAAGTACTTACCTGAATTACCAGTTTGAGTTGGAACTAAAGCATTGATAGCGTTAGCTGCAGTAGTTTGACCAGTGCCTCCGTTTGCAATAGCAACTGTACCAGTTACATTGGCTGCAGTACCTGAAGCATTACCTGTTAAATTACCTACGAATGTTGAGGTTGTTAATACCCCAGTCGAAGGTGCAAAACTAATTTTAGTATTAGATATTTTTAATGCTTGAGAACTACTTGCCCCAGTAGTCCAAACAGGATATACAGTAGCTTCAGTCAAATTATCATTAGTAACTTCAATTGTAGTAGGAGTCCCACCAGATAAACTTCCTTCGATAATATTACCTGATGCATCTACTTGTAAAGCATAAGCTGCTGTACCAGTAAAGGTATTAACACCATATTTATTTAACCTTGCAGCACCAGTGCCAGATAAAGTAAGGAGTGTATTTTCTACACCTATATTATATCCAGTGATACTAAATTCAGCAAGTCTTGATGCATGAGCTGCTGTACTCCATTTAGAAACTATTGAGTTTGCTTCAACAGAAGGTGTTGTGTCGGTTTCATTAGTAAACAGAATTTTGGAACCAATACCATTACCAGCAGTACCTGATGTTAATCTGTCCAGTCTAAGAGTTGTAAGCACAGTCCCAGTAGCAGCAGCCTCTATTTGAGAATACGCTCCTACGTTACCTGTAGTATAAGATCCTAAACCAGGGCCAGAAGTTGATGCTCCATATACAGCAGTACCAGTAGAAGTATCTCCATAAAGAGCAGACCCAGAGCCAGATGCAGTTGCTCTAATTGCAGAACCTGATGCTCCAGTATTATTTACATGAAGTGAACCGTTTGTAGATGTTGTTCTAGCTCCAGTTACTGTTAAATAATTAGTAGTATCTCCAGTGATAGTTGATACTTCTGTTAAAGCTCCACCTAATTGAATAACGGTTGCGTCAATATTAATACCGTTATTAGCAGTTAATGATCCCCCGGAAGCAGCTTGCCAAGAAGGTGCTGCACCTGTTCCATTTGTAGTAAGAACGTGTCCAGAAGTAGCACCAATTGGGAGTCTTGTTAAAGCTCCATTAGTACCTCTATACCATATATCATAATTTGCATCAGATCCAAGATCAAACTTAACTAAGCCTGATGTTGTGTGTAATGCAGTCTGACCAGTAGATGCTATTTTTAATCCTGTAAAACCTCCAGAACCTACCGCAGTAAGTGTTGGAGCAATATTTAAACCAATGGAAGCACCCGAAGCACCTCCCGTTTGGTTAATAAGTGGATTAAGTCTTAACTCAGTATATGTTGAAGTACCAGAGGAAGGAATAAACTCACCTTGTGTATATATAAAATTAAGATCTCCAGTAGTTTGATTAGCAGCAACTGCATCGGGAGATGCAATTAAAATCCCTGTAGGTACATCAGTTGAATGAATATCTGATTGAATAGTTATACCTGCGTCTAAGAAATTCATCTTCTGTTTGTGATCTCTTGATGCTAAGTATAAACCTCTTCCATCAGGATCATCATTCATATAGTACGCGTAATTGGAATTTGACCAATCAAACGTAAATGTTGAGTTAGTAGTTATAGTAGCTACGGCATTTGCGAATATAGTATCCGATCCACCATATATACCATCGCCACCAGTTGTGGCTGCTTGAAATGTAGGGGCAGCACCTACTCCGTTAGAAGTAAGTACGTGCCCCGCTGTTCCTACGGCCACAGTTGCAGGGACACCTGAGGCATCCCATGTTATTAATTCACCATCTATACCATCAGTAAGTTGATGAACTTTTACTCTTGTTACGGCCATAATTGTTTATACTCTTTTAACTATTTTTAATGATTCGTCTGTAGCCAGTACAGAAGCTAATACTAATACTCCAGTTCCAGAGTTAAGTGTATAATCTCTACCAACAGTTCCAGATCTAGAGAGCATAATACCATTACGGTAAACATCTACTAAATCTAAATCAGTTGGTACTGTGAAAGCGAATGCTGCACCATCAATATCTAAAACTACTACACCGGCATCTAAATCATAAGTTGCTGTACCTGTACCAGTTACATAACCTACTGTTTTAGTGCCACCAGATGCAGCCTGATATGTTGGAGCGGCTCCTGCACCATTGCTGGTCAATACATGACCAGCAGTAGCACCTGCTGCAATTCTTACTAGTTCTCCACCAGATCCTCTTGTTAATAGATCACCTTGAACATCAGATCCTAAATCAAATCTAACTTTACCAGCAGTAGACCAAAGAGCATAATGTGAAGCACTAGATGTAATTTCTAAACCTCTATAGTCAATAACTCCACCCGCAAGATTTGGTATAATATGAACACCTCTTGTTATTCCAGTTGCTGTACCAGTTTGGTTAATATCGTTTTGTATGCTGATGCCGGTGAGAGTACCTGACCCAGATGCAACGGTAAGAGATGTTTCGGTTGTTAAATCAATGTGATCGCCGCTTGTGTGATTTCTATCTACCCCCGGATTTATTTCTATAACTCTATTTGCTGTTGTAGTAGCACCCGTGTTTTGTAATTGGATACTACCTGTAGCAGTAGTTGACTGTATACTTATATCAGCACCTCTTGAGATCGAAGAACTCGTAATGGTTAAAGGAGTACTTCCTCCTATAATCATATCTCCATCATCAGCCAGTGTAAATACTGTAGTGTTTGAAGAGTTTTTATGTATAAGACCGAATGTGGCAGATGTTGTACCAGTACCTTTTGTATTTAATATAGTAGATGCGGCAGGGGATGCGTCGTTAATAGATAACCTAGTACCATCAAATAAAAATGTGGCTATACCCTCAATAGTATTTGTTCCAGAACCATGTGCTACTTGGTCAGTTCCGATAGAACCACCAATAGAACCAGATGTTTGTATTTGTGTAAATACAATTGCGTCAGTATTTAATGTGGTTACTTCAGATACAGTGATCCAAAGGGTACCTGCGTTAGTTGTACCATCTTCAACTGCTACATATACACCATCTATTTCATTGGCGGCATCCATCCAAGTTGCGCGAGTAGGTGCACCGGATACGTTAACTGTATAAACACCATTTTCTGCTTGAGTTGCCTGATTCTTGATAAGGATTAAATCACCTGTAGCAAGTGTTACACCATCAATAACATCGCCATTTTCAAATGAAGATGCTAATGTACCCGCAACTGTAGTAGCAGCTCTTACCGATCCTTTACGAATACCTGCAATAAGGTTGTTTACATATGTCTGAGTAGCAATTGTACCACCATCAGATAGAGCTGCAATATTTAACGTAGCCCAAGATGGAGTTGTACCCCCCTTTAAATAAGTAGACGCTGCCCCGATAGCTAATTTAGATAAAGTGTTAGCTCCAGATCCATAAAGAAGATCACCTGTAGTAATAGTCGATTGCCCAGTACCACCATTTGTCTCATCTAAAACACCTGTTACTGCATCAGAAGATGCCAAGTTAACAGCTCCGAAAGCAAGTGCTGAACCAGATCTGCGAAGAACTTGATTATCTGTTCCAGCAGCAATGGAAGCATTATCTGCTGTAGAATTACCTGTTACACCTAATACAGAAAGAGCTGCACCTTGAGCCAAATTAGCAAAAGGAAGATCCCCTGTAATAGCATCTGTATCTGCTAAATCTAAAGCTCCCCACGCATATGTAGAAGCTCCAGTTACTCTAAGAACTTGTCCTACAGTTGATGAGTTTGTAATTGCAGTAACAGCAGAAGTACCATTACCTTGTAAAAGACCAGTAAGGGTTGTAGCACCTGTACCACCATTAGCTACTGGAAGGGTTCCTGAAACTGCACCCGTTAAACTAACACTTCCAGCCGTAGCTATAGTGTTTAATATTGCTGCAAAAGTCAAGTCTGTTTCTCCAGCACCTCCATCAGAGGCAGTAAGTGCAGAACCTAAGAAATTAAGTTTTGTATTTGTGTTACTGTTAGTAAATCCAGTACCACTATTAAGAACATCTGAATAACCTCCAACTCCTGCTGAGGCATTAAGTGTATTTGTTCCTGCATCGTAAGATAGGTTTGTACCTATAAGTACAGGTAGTGTAGCTGTTGTGCTATGCTCATAACCCCATAAGTGGTTTTGCGCTGCTGGTGCTACATAAGTAAGAATATTAGAACTATCAGTTGAAGGTATACTACCAACAGTTGCTGAATTTTCTAACTGTTTGAGTTTAGTTTTTGTAATTGCCATTATGTATAATAGATAGCTGTAATTTTGTCTGAAGATACAAGAGCAGTCACCATTGTAATGGCGTTACCCATGATTGAATAATCATCTGTGGCATCTTGATAGATACCATTTCTATAAAGTACGAACAATAAAGATCCTAGTGGTGTAGCACCAAGAGTAACTCCTGTACCAGTAATACCTGTTTGTTTTTCTACAATTGGTGAAGCTGATACCCATGCTCCACCTGCATACATTAATACATCTCCGTTAGAGCCCCCGGGTAAAGAACCAGCAGTAGTTGTCCATGCAGGAACAGTTCCTGTAGAACCTAATACTTCTGTTGGGCCACCAATACCTAGATTAACTAGATTACCAGAAGCATCTCTATAGTAAATATCACCTTCAGCATCTCCACCTAGTGTAAAACTAACATCTCCAGCAGTAGTTTTTAAGGCCGTTTGTCCGGGAGCATCAATTTCAACTCCAGTGTAGTTATTAGCTGCTGTAATAGTAGGGTTAACATATATGGATCTAATTGGGCCAGTATGTAATGTTTGATTAACTACAGTATCTATATATAAGTCAGAGAATGCATTTGATCCACCAAGAGTCATATTTATAGTGCCTGTAATTTGGGCATTATAAAGTGAACCTATTGTAGTAGATCTAGTAGCTACAGATTTAAAAGACGGTGTACTTGAAGCAGTACCCCCACCTTCTACCAGTATGGTTGTGTCTGAGTTGAGATACATATCTCCTCCGGATACAGTAATTGGAAATGTTCCACCAGTTGCTAAGTTAATAGCATCAGGATGTAAATAGATTTCTCCTAAAGATCCTATTTGTACTGCACCATTATCAGCAACTTTAAATACCTCATTTCCAGATAAAGCTTGATGTACTATACCAAATGTAGATAATGAATTACCTAAACCTTTTGTAGTAAATCTAGCTAAAGAGGAAGGTGTAGCAGTACCTAATGTAAGATATGTACCATCGAATATAAAATCTACATCTCCACCTAATACAGTAGATGATGTCCAATATGCCACCTGATTTGTTACACCTGATCCAACTGAAGCAGTACTATTTATAGTAAGAGTATTACTCGGATCATTATACGTTAATGTAATATTTGTACCAGCTACTAATAATGAACTTACTCTATCATCTACAGCCTCTGAAAAATTTGAAATATTAGTAGAAGTTAATATAATAGGTGTGCTTATTGCAGATGTAATACGTCCTTTACTGTTTACTGTAAATACACCCACGTTTGCTGGATCACCATATGTATCAGCAATAACTCCAGTGTTAGTTAAAATGGCAGTTATATCTGGAGTAGTAGTTGGATTTGTAATAGTAAACGTTAGATCTGCTGAATTTGTAGCAGAAACATTTGTTACTGTTCCCGAAGTTAATGAACTAAACCATCCTTTAATACCAGTTACTCCAGTACCATAATACATACTATTACCTGGACTGGTAGAATCATTAACTAATCTAAGATTAGTGGAGTTAAACTCCAATGACCCAGTTAATCCCAACTCTTGAATTTCTCCAGCAGTAGATACTCTACCTAATAATTTATTAGCTGTAGTATTGGTAATTTTTGTATATGGACTTAATGCTAAGTGATAATATTCTGTTGCAATACCACCCTGAATTCCTGTAGTGTCATTATGCACCACTGCAGGAGGTACATATGTAGTAGCTACAAAATCTGTACCATCAAAAGTTATAATTTGACCTACGGTTGCACCAGTAGTATCTAATTGAGTTAAATCTAAAGATCCGCCTAAAGTAGATAGTAATACGTTTCCTGGATTAAATGTTAATGTAACATCACCATTTACTATGGCACCTGTTCCATTTGAAACTGTAATTGCAGTATCCGCAGATAATAAATCATCTAAAACAATGGTGGGAATTAAACCTAAACCTGTTTCTAATGATTGTAATGCAAACTTAATATCAACATTATCTGGAATTAATGTTCCCGTAAAAGAGCCAAGGTTTGTAGATAATGCTGGAACACCAGTTAAGGTGACTATTGAATCAAGATTATTCTTATCTGATGCAGTCATCACACCTGCTAATAAGCTAGTAGCTGCAGGTAAGATTGTATCCGTACCAGAATCGGAAAATATTGTTACCGTATTAACTCCTGGTGTATTGGTTAAATTTGTTCCAACAACAGTAACTGCTCCTGGATCAATTAATCCAATATTAATCATCTCTTGTATCCAATCAACTAATACAATACCTTCATTACCAGGCCCTGCCGTTGTTTTTATTCCTCCAGTATCATTTACTGTTGTAACACGTTTTTTAACTACACTCAACGGGAGAGTTAGTTTTTTGTAATCGTCGTATTTTCCCATGAGTTTAAAAATAAGAAAAGGGGTTCTCTGCCATAACAGCAAAAAACCCCTTTTTCAGAAAATATAATTTAAGCCAAATATGTACCAGCAGCAACTGCATCTCCACCAACCTTAAAGTTAGTACCAGTTGTTCTAGCATGTTCCAACCAAGCTGTAAGTTTAGCTTCAACTTGAGCAACTGTAACTGCAGAAACTGTTCCGGTTCCAGCATCATTGGATGTGAAGAATGGAATAGGAGTAGAGTTAGCAGCAATACGAGTTACAACGTTAGCTACATTCACAGTGAATGAACTATCAGGTTCAGAACGGAATAACAGAATCGTCTTTTTAGGACTTTGAATCTGATGGGTAAGTGTATTCTCAGTATCGTAGTATTCTATGATATAAGAAGTGTAGAAAGATTTAGCTAAATCAATATACGACTTACCTTCAGAGAACCAGTCATTAACAGGTTGATTCTGTTTAGTGTGTACATTAAGTTGTGCTCTCCAACGGTTATAGTCATCCCATTTTGTAGAGTGGCCAGTACCTTCTTGAGCATAAGCGGTAGTAACGACAGGATCTGTAGCAGTAGAAATAAAACCACCACCAAGATTGATCTGAGGAGTTACCATTACTTGTTCTACATTATCATAGTATGCAGCTAACGTATGTGGAAGACCTACAACAATAAGTGCATCAACTTTAGCAGCTGCACCAGCAGTAGAAATATCTACATTTTCAATAGTACTAGAGTTTGTCAGAGTAGAATCTTGAACAAGTCTGGCAATTGCTTGCACAAACTCAACCGAGCTAGTCATGTTTTGAGCTTGACTTTCAACAGTTTGGAAAGTAAAGCTTGTGGTAGGAGTAATAGTACCCAGTGCTTGACCAGAACCACCACCTACTTTAACACCAAGAACAACAAAATTCTTGTTACCCTGACGAGTGTTAGTAGTTACAAGTTTAGATTGTGAGTTAAACCCAGCAATCAGATATTGAAGTACATAATCCAATGGTGCAGTAATACTTGTAAAATCTGCAACAACAGGAGCAGAAGCATACAAAGAATTGCTATTTGTAATACCATATTCTTTCTCGTATCTTACTGAGTCCAGTGTCAAAAATGCATTATAATTAGCATCATCTGCAGGAGTTGGGAAAGTAGTTACTGCTTGAGCACCAAGGCTAGCAAATCTCCCTTGTTTAACCATAACAGAACGAATATTACCTCTACGGATAATACCGGAATCTACATAAGCTGGATCACCAACTTCCCAAATATCAGCATTTTGAGTTGCTTGAGAAGCAGCAGTACCTTGTACTAGAGTAATAGCTTGTACTTCAGTTGAATCATCACCTGTTCTAAGATATTCACCATACGTGCGAACTGCAGAATTTGGATCCATACTGAGGATACCAAGTTGACCATTCTGCAAATTCAGTGCAGTAGTCGCAGTTGTAAAGCTACCAGAAGGAATAACCTGATCACCAGTGATGACCAAAATGCTTTCCATTGGGAGTTTATTAGTTTTTTTCATACTCATACTTTATTAAGTATTTGTTCTTTTTGTAAATTAACTTTATTATTATCTTCTAGTGTACGACCAATATATTGTACCGTCAAATCAACTAAAAGATCATGATATTGTTCAGGTAAATCAGAAGTAACTTTAGCATCTGTGCTATCATAGGCTGTAGCATCACCAGCTGTAAATTCAAGAGAATTATATCCACCAAAGAAAACTTTAACAGGATTTCTTAAATACTCAATCTTTACAGAGTTGATAGTATAGTCTTTTGTGTATAGAACTAAATTGTTATTCTTAATACTTCCTAAACATCTATTCCAAGTTAGCGAGGGCTGAGTATTACTATCAGCCAATTTCGTATCCAAATCGTTTAATCTTACAATGGATACAGGAATCTTCCTAGTAGAACATTCAATGGGAACTACATAAGCTCTTAGAAAATGTCTATACTTTGGACTAAAAGCAGAAAGATCTACTTTATATTGTCCTGTAGAAATAAGTGTTGCTGCATATGACAGTATACTACCATCAACATTTGTAGGAACTAATGTTTGAAGCATATCAATCCTTTGTTGAGTTACCTCAAATCCAAATTTATACTCCTTACTATTATTTCCAGAATAGAATATCTCAACGTAATCATCAGTTGCTTTATTAACAGCATCATCTATAAATGCAGCAGGAAAATCCTTCTTATGATTACTATTAAGTTTATTCCATCTAAATTTTATTTCCTGATGAATTCGTTCTATAGTCATTATTCAATCCAAACATTTTTTGCTTTAACTTCCTTATACAATTCATTGTACCAGTTGGTTACTGGATTCTCTACCTGAGGGTCAAATACAAGCATTTCTGAGACTAAGAAAGAAATAAATTTCTCATAGTCTGTCCACTTATAAATGTTCTTTTCCGCAGATCTAGAATTCCAGATCAAGTATCCATCACGGTTGTCTAGAACTCTTGTGTTTAAACCTTGTTGTACAAGGTATTTAACTTCAAATTTTAGTCTACCTTCAGGACTCTTAAGCAATTCAGTTATACCATTAAACTTATCAATATTTTCCATTTGATAAGTTCTATCATTCAAATAGTTATTAATTGCTTGTTTAACACCATCTTTAGTAGTGTTACCTTTAACAATAGGATGATCTTGTCTAGTAGTCAGAAGTGATCCAACTTTATATGCCATAAATTCAGAAGACTCAGTAAAGAGTTTAACTTTCTCAGCAATAGACAGATCAATAATATCTTGCTTACGCATTTTCTCCATTTCAGCTTCATTCTCTTCTGAAATATAGAACCAGTGTTCAACTGGATTAGATTCATTTTTTGATTTTGCAATCTTGTTATGAACTTTACACAATTGAATTGCCATCCTCTGTCTTGGAGTATCATCAACAAACCTATTAGGTCTATCAAAGAACTCTACAGAAAAACGTTCAATAAAGCTTGGTTCTCTATCCTTACTGAGAAGCTGACTTGGTTGAAAATTCAACATTGTACCATTCTTAGCCAATGATGTATAATAATCAGGATCTACATTATCCAGGATCTCAAAATAAGTTTGTCTTGAGATTTGAGATTGTTTTACAACCTTATCTATAATCTCTAACCATTTAGGGGAAAGATTATAGGTAGAGAATACATTCTCAGGATCCATTTGGTAAATAGGATTTGGAACCAATTCATCCAAACCAGTAACATATCTTCCAGAGTAAACATCTAATGGAAACTTCAAAGTAACTGAAGTTCCTGTTTCTCTGGTTTTATTCATAGACTTAGTAGTCTTTAGCTCTCTAGTCTTGGGATCAATTACTGTAAACACCTGTCTATCTCTACCTTGAGTAGCAATTCTAGGTACAGGACTTACAAATAAAGTGATGTGATTTTTCATATCTTATTATATTTTCTAATTTCTAAAAGAGAGCTACAGTGTCATCCTTTAACAGAACAACACTGTAGCTCATAACTTCAAATCTATTACAGATTCAAATTCAATTTAATTCTAGCAATACGGCTTACGTCCCATACGTTAAGGGAGCCAGCAATAGTACGATAAATACCCAACTCTTTGTTATTACCATACGCATTACCACCATCAGTGATAGCACCAGTTTCAAAGTTGTAGATATTGCTCACAGTGTAATATTCTTCTACACCATCCTGCATTACCATACACATATTTTGTTGGTCAATACCATTTGGAGTTTGATTGGTTTTACCCAAGTCAAAAATATCCATAGTGAATGACTCCATTGTATAGTTAGTGCCAGGAGCTAATTCAGGAAATCTAGAGCGATCATCTTTAGTAGGATCATGAACAACCGATACATCAATACCGTTCATCATTTTGATCTTAGTAAACTGAGCACCATATTCCAACTCATTAGAGTGAACACCAACAGGTTCGGTATTCCTCTGAGCAAACAAAGTATCCACAGTTTGAATGCTTGAATACTCTTCAAAAATCTTACGACTCAAGAATTGAATACCAGCTTCACCAGTTGCAATTTTGATCTTACGATCAGAGAAATCCTTACGAGTAAGGAACAAGTTCTGGAAGAAAGAGAAAATATCTGCAAGAGACAAGCTACCATTGTGTTCAAGATAGTTACCATCTTTAGAAAGTTGAGCCCAACCTGCAGGAATCTTAAGTGGACGATCAGTATCGTAGTCCTTAGTTTTCTGCAGCTGTGCGTCTTCACAAGCCATCTCTCTGTCCCACATTGTTCTCTCTTCAAGACGAGCTTCAATGTTGGTAATAAATGTACCTTTAGAAATAGTCTTCATAGACTTATCCTGAAGGTTAGTTTGGTAAACATAACCAGAGGTTACAGCCGCACCTTTTACTTTGGATCCAGCTACAGTATAGCTATCATTACCCATAGAACGACCTTCTTTACGACAACCAATTTCAGTTCTGATAAACTTATCAGTAAACTCAGCCTTACGGGAATATTGAGTACACCAGTTCATCAGTTTAAACATCTCACCATATTCATCAGGGCCGTACTTAGTATTCAATTCATCAGCAGTAAATGCTGTGCTTTGAGTACAAGTTACACCTGGTTGGAGATATTTAATAGGAATCCAGGAATTCATATCACCAGTTTGAAGTTCAACTTCATATTCAGTAGAGTTTACTGAACGCTGGGTACCATGACCTATAATACGTAAGAGAGGAAGATCAGCTTGTGCTAACTTCAAATAAACTGGCTCATGTAGATAATCTCTATCAAGAGCAATTTTAAATCTAATACCTGCTTTACCAGGAGTAGCATCAGAAGCTACTAACAATTCGGTAAAACGATACTCACTAGCTGTAGAACCCATCAAGTACCAAGTATATTCATCAACTCCACCTGGGAGCATATGCACCTGCTTTTGGGCAACTGTGTAGTATGTAAATTTTTTGTTTATCATGTCTTCGCCGATTTTGGCAGAAAACAATTGTGCGCCTTTAACACCAAATTCATAAGGCTTGTACTGACGAAACATAGCAGCGTGGGTGAAGCTATCATAATAACTTCCACCAAAATTACCACGTTCGTGCGTTACTAATGCGGAACGTCTATCCATTTTTTGTTATAATATTAAACGATTGGTTTATAATCTTTAAAGAGATCGCTTGTAGGAATTTCTGTTGAAGAAGTAGTTTTACCAGATCCGGATGTATATCCAGATTTATCAAGTTTGGCTTTCAATGTAGATGTTACTCTACTTTCACCTTGCTTTTTAAAAGCTTCTAAATCAAAATTATCTTTCCCATCAAACTTAGACAATATATCCATCAATTGAACATATGCCTTAGGTGATTTAACAATTTGTCCTAAAATCTCATTTGTTTTAGGAATTGTCTGTAATACCTTTTGTTGTTGAGGTTTAGACCAACCTAACTCAGTTAGCGTAGTATTTACAGATTGTACAAATTCTTGTTGACCTTGCTTAATCTTTTGATTCTCTTGTTCCTTATTCAGGATCATAGAATCAGTTTTCTTTTCTTTAGATTGAATAAGTTTCTCAGCTTCAGTAATCAATTCATTAGAATCTTCTAAATCATCTAATTGAGCTTGAATAGCATTAGGTCTTAGACCTTGTGCTTTAAGATGCTGCTCCATAAAATTCCTAGCAGAATCTAAATTAGAGACATCAGGTAAGTCTTGTTCACCAAGGTATTCTTTCATAAAAGCTTTCAGCTCTTCGGGCTGCATATTGGTTCCAGCTGCAGCAATAAACTTAAGTACTGACTGACTATGTTGAGGTAAATCATCAATAGCCTGTTTAAGTAATTTACTAGGAACTTGATCTAGCTTCACATCTAGAGATTCAAAAGTTCCATCAAATTCAGAATCTTCTTCTAGTAATCCTCTTTCTACATAAGCTTCATAAGTAGCTTGAGCTAAAGGATCTACATCTGGGGAACCCAGATCAGGTTCATCAGTTTGTGTTTCCTGTTCTTCTTCAGTTTCTATTTCAGGAGTTTCTAATTCAGTTTCAAATGTATCTACAGATAAAACTACATCTGTAGGGCTCACATCCTCGAATGTGGGCAATTGTAATGTATTTTCCATACCTTTTAATTTCTAAGTTCTTTTAATTTAGACACAAAATTAAAGGGTAAATCTAGACCATTAAACTAAGTCTAAACTTACCCTCTCTTATGTGTCGAAGTATTGCATCAAAGCAAAATTATTTCTGATTAGCCTTTGCACGACTAGCTTTAATCTTCTTTTCTTCTAGTGCTAACTTCTCTTTATCTATCTCTGTTTTATGTGCAAACTCTTTCTCTTTAAGATTCATATCCTTCTCTTTAAGATAGATATTAGCCAGATCTACAGAATCAGGAACATTGTTTTGATTAAGGTCTTGTTGTTTACCAAGCATTGTAGCTTGAATACCAATTTTCTCAATCTCCGTAATTCTCCTTTCCTCTTCTTTAAGAACTATCAATTCTTTCTCTCTTTCATGAGCTTTAACAGCAGCTTGTTCTTGAATATCCATCAACTGCTTCTGACCTTCCGTCTGTTGTTGCTGTAATTGCATTTGTCTTTCCTGGATCTTGGCTTCCTCCATTTGTATCCGCTTATGGATTTCCTCAGGACTAGATTTACTCACAATATCTTTAATAATCTGACTGACTGCAGTTATACCTTGACCTTGATTCTGTGCAAATGCTTGAGCATTCTGCAACATAATTTCAGCATATCTTTCAAAGCTACTAGAGCTACTCAAGAATAAACCAATATCTGTGTGCTCGATTGAATCTGGAGTAACTTGCAATACTTGTTCAATATTTCCTGGTAACCAGTATTGAAAAGACATTTCAGAAATATCTCTAACTCTCATTTGAGTTTCACAATAAGTTCTAAAGTTGCTGAGCCAATCATTCAAAGCATCTTTCCATATTAACGAGTGAATAAAGAAGTATGGTTCTGTGATTGCATAACTTTGCTGAATACTTTGTTGGTTATCAGATACATTAGATCCTTGTTGAAAACTAGCTAATCTCTGAGGGCTGATACCCATTGCCAGGGAAATCTCTTGTTTAATTAACTCTGCTAATTGATTCAAATTCATCAACTCAACTGCAGTTCCAATTAAATAACCAGAAGAACCTGGAGATCTTGTACTTGGTGGTAAAGCTCCATAGGAAACCTGACTACCAGAGTAAAGATCTTTATTAGTCTTTCTAAGAGTAGCTAAATAAGCTGCAACTTTATCTCTAATTGGATTACCTTCTAAATCTTGTCCAAGTGAATCAGGTATTTGATCAACATCAATAGCTTGAATTGCGCCTTGATATTTAGACAACTCATTATTCATTACATGCTTTACATAAAGCAACTGTAAGTAAGGTGGAATTGCTCTTTGTACCAGAGACACTGATTTAGCATTTCTAGCATTAGCATTAACTCCAAATGTAGATAAAGTGAAAGCCTCAAATGGTCTTTCAATGTTGGTAACTTGATAAGGTACTTCTCTAATATGACTTTTAGGATAAACATTAGAACCTAATCTAATAATCTCATACTTTCTAGGTAACCATATTCTTTCAGCTTTAAATTCAGTGCCAAAGTCAGTCCATACATATCTGTCAGCCTCCATATCATACCTATTAATAAACTTCTCTTTCTTAGCTGATTTAGGTATTTCAAAATCAGATCCTAGAACAGATGTTATATTTTCACCATAATCATCTTTATAACTTAGGCAGATTAACTCTTTAAAAGCTTTAAACTCAAATTGAGTTACCCAGAGAAGAGGATTATTATTGTTCAAGAAAGTAC